ATGACTTAGCTCCTTATAAAGAAATAGAGTTGTAGCCAGAAACTCTGGTCATTGACTTAGGCTTGGTGCTTACTAATTCAGCAATCATCAAGACAGCGCCAACATAACCGATCTGCCAGTTTGGAAGTGTTGATTCAAAACCAGTAAATACGAAAGAACCCTGATCGTGGATATAGAGGCTTAAGTAGTTGCTGTTAATGAAGTACAGAGTACCTTCTGGGCAATATGGATCTGGATAGATTGGCACACCAGCGACCATCAAAGCACGGAAAGCTGCTTGAGGACCGTTGCTGTCACCGTCAAAACCGTGTCCTGGGGTGATTACATACTGCTCTTGACCTACATAGTCTTGAGCGAGGAGTGTCCAAGTACCGAATCCGCAAACACCGAATGTTGGAACTTCTGCACCCTTTTTAACTGTACCAGAGATGTACTGGAGTACATTCTGACGAGTTGGGTTTACTGAACCAGCGTTGTAAACCTTAGACTGCCACCAAGAGTAGGTAGAACGGTTGATGTTACCGTAAGTCTGGAGGTTTGTACCATCGTCAATTGCACCAGGCAAACCAATAAACTGCTGAGTATTGGTGTAGTTGGTGTAAAGCGCAGTAGCCATTGCATCCATCATCACATTGGTCGCATCGTTCATACGGGCTTCGATCAATGGGATGATAGCGTAATCTTGCTGTACTGCACCTTCCATACCGAGGAACGGTACAGGAGCAATCATCAACTTCAGGTTAAATTCAGCGTTAAATGCACCTTGCTGAACTGCTGGCTGGTTGAATGAACCAGAGTAGTCAGACCACTGTGCGTTAACAAACTGAGCGCCTTGTACGGGCACGGTTACTTGGGATACACCACCTGAAGCCTGTTGACTGTTAGCAATCAACGCAGCCATCAGAGGCGTACTGTTATAAAGCTGTACGACCAGCTTGGGGATAAACGCTCTACGAGTTACATAGGTAAGTTCGTTATACTGCGATGATCCTGACGCTGGAACTATTCCGCCACCAATAGGCATAATAATTCTCCATTAAAAAGTAAATATCCCCTATTTACTGCTGTTTAAATACCAATTGGTCGAGTGTTCTTGCGTAACTCGCCCAACGCTTTTGCTGCTTCATCCCGTGCGCCCATCTGTGGGTTCTTCCAGTATTTTGATAGGTCAAACTTGCTGATAGCGCTTGGGTTGTATCCCATTGCCGAATTGGATGTTGGCGTTGCAGCTTGCTTCATCCAATCAAAGTACTCGGCTGCTGTTTCATGGTTCGTCATGCCTTTTTCAAGCATTAACTTCTCAATCTCAGCAATCTCATCCTCAGTGCGACCTAATTTCGCTCTGCGTTTTTCGAGTTCACTTTTGGCATCTCTTTCACGCAATTCTGCTTCCAGTTTCATTACTCGCTCTTCCGCAGAGTTGATTTTTTTCTCTGTGTAATCTTCGATTTCTAATTCTGGAATAGCCAAGTCGGGTTTAACCTTCTTGGTCATGCGTAAAAATTCTTTGCGTGTGTTTGGGTTGTCAGCCAATTGCTTGGCTAATAGTGCCAACTCATCACGCTGTTCAAAAGATAGATCTTCTAAGCTCATAATTTATCCCCTTTCGAGATTAGATAACTTTCTTAGTGTCACCAGGATGTGACATAGACATCATATTTTTGTAGCCAGCTTTAGGCGCAGCAGACAAGCCACCAAACTCTGAGAAGCGTGGAGTATTGATAACTTGACCGTTCTTCTGATTGTTGTCAGTAGGTCTGCGTGGTAGGGCAGCGCCACGAGGTTTAAAGAGTTCCATAATGTTTCCTTACATTGCGGGGGTTGCGGAAGGTGCGCCACCTGGTAATCCGCCAGCAGGAGCTGGAGGAGGTACTGGAGTGGACATACCTGGGATCGTTGGTGCTTGTGCCATTGCTTTGCCTTCAGCCGTTGCACCGCCAGCTTGGGGTAGGGTTTGCAACATCTGCATAATCTCAGTAGGTTGCAGTTCATTGGTCTTAGATTTCTTAGGACCAATAACTTTGTTGATTGTGCCAATAGCGTTCAGGATAGAGCGACCTTCATCGGAATCTGAACCTACGGCTGGTAGAGCTTGTTCAAGAAGATCTTGCGCCATAGATAGGTTGATCATCGCAGCTTCACGATTGCCCATCTTGGGTTCTGGGGTACTCATTGGTGAACCCATTGGAGGAGCGGATGTATCAGACATTCCCTGAGGAACTTCAGGTGCGCTAGGAACGCCTTGTGGCGTTGCAGCATCACGCTGAGATTTAATCATTTCCATCAACTTGTCTGAAGGTACGCCCATAATCTTTTCCTATCAATATAACCGCAAGGTTAAACAAAATCTATCAATTGTCAAGTGGGGGGATATATTTTGCTTCCCTCCCCCCAGGGAGGGTTATTCGGTCAGTCCGAAATAATCCTAAAAAGGATTACTTGCGTGCTTTACGACCTTTACGAGCTTTGCGTGCCATGTGGATATCTCCTAGTTAGCAGCGGTCACCTATTTCTAAGGGAAGGCAGCCACACCCTTTCTCTTCCTCACGAGAAGAAACTAATTAACGCTTGGACTTGCGAGTTTTTTTGTGCATCTTACGCATCATTCTCTCCTAGATTAACTATCCCCTTCAATTATTACTTGCAGCTTTTCCGACCTTTTTTGCTTTTCCGTGCCATGACAATCTCCTAATTAACTATCCCCTAACGGTCCTGCCATAATTCTTTGTTCTTGGACTACGATTAAAACTTTGTACTCCTTGAGTACGATACTCCAAATTTGGACCTTTTTCACCACGCTTAAGTGATTCAGTAGTCACTCTCGGTTGATCCGCTTTGGGTTGTACATTACCTAGTGCCATTACTGTCCTCCCTCTTTTTTAGAGTGATGCTCTTTGGGCGCTGAAGCAGGTGGTTGAGGCTGTGAAGCCTTTTGCGCCTCCATTTTTTTCAAACGCTGTTTTAGCAATTGTTTGCCAGGAGCTTCCACCATGTCAAGTAAAGATTCCTTATCAATTGCACCAGCTTTGAACAGGTTAAATGCCAACTGCTTGGTATCTTCAGTAAAGATGGGGCTGTTCGAGTGAGCATCTACTTTGACTACATAGTCATTGGTAAATTGCTCTGCAATAAACGGCACATCTTCCGTGTCTTTGTAGTGCGTTGGATCGTACTGTTGCATGAGCTTGAGATACAAGGTTGCGACCTTTTCCAAGCTATCTTCCACAATTAAGGCACGCTTTTTTGCTCTTGAGCTACCAAGTCTTGCCAATTGGCTTGCATGACCAGCAGAACGAACGCCTGATTCGCCTTTTCCTTGCAGTACATTACCGATACCAGATACTTCTTCAAACATCGCACTGATCTCATGAATTACTTCAAAGAGATCGGGTGGCATTTGAGGAGCTAGTCTTTCTGCCTTAGCGTTGGGCATATCTGACGAAAGCAGACCACCAGCACGGTTTAAAGCAAAATTTTTCTCATCCAAAATGCCAGAAAAGCCAGTTAGAGCTGTTGGCGGTGCTACTTGTTTCGATAACAAGTCAAGGATCTCTACCCAGCGGGTATTGAGCAATACTTGCAACTGCATGAGCTTTTGTACTTCAGACGCACCCCAGAAGTAGTTTGGCAGCGGGTTAGGACAAATCTGAATAAAAGGACACTCGCCTTTTAAGAATAAAGATGATCCTGGTCTGTCATAAATAATGACATTAGGCGCTGCGGTAGTAACAACTTGGTAGTCTTGTGTTTCATCATTCCACACCCACAACTCAGTCATTTCAACAGTATCTTCAGCGACCTGTGGCTTGTAGCGGTTTACGCCATACAAGTCTAGGTTAATGTTGCCGTAGATAGTAGGATTGGTCTGCGACATAACAATTCTGTTTACTGCTTCAGGAATCTCGGATTCAGATACTCGTGTACCTGTAGTGATGCGCTTAACAATGTCATCTCGCTTTGGATGGGAATACAGACGGGCGTATAGTTCCGACTTTGTAATATAGTAGGTTTGAACGATGGCTTCTTGCCTGTCTGTATAGGCAATATCCTCCCGTAGCACACCGATAGAATCGGGTTCAATCAGGTAGGGGTTAATTCCGTTGTTGTAAACCAGCTTGATAAAAGTCGTGTTGTAGCACAACGCCCAAGTCAAGGCAGTCGAGAATACTTGGTCTGCATTGGAGTTTAGCCACTCATCATTGAGGGCTTGGGTTAGGCGGGGTGTCTTGCGTTGCTCTGCATCATTGACTGATGCGCCTAGCTGGATAGAAAACCGTGTGGTTTCAGAGCTATACAGGAAGGATGTAAGCTGGTCTAAATGCGGATTGATCTTGTTGAAATACGCTGGCGGTTCTTCAGGTCCAGCGCCAAATAAATAATAAGCCCGCTGGGTGGTGTAATCACCTTTGCGGGCTTCTTTCGATACCAAGCACTTAGCGATAATGTCTAAATAGAAATCTTCTCTGGCTTCAGGGCTTGACGGTATTCTCATCGCTTAATCTGTAAGTTATCGGGATCTCTCATTGTACTGCTTGGATCAATAGTAGGTCCTTTTATAACTCCAGCTTCTCTTGGTGTCAAGCCTACTTGTTCATCTCTTACAGGTTTGATTGCATTACCCCGTAAAAGCGATTGCATATTCAATCCTTGGAAGCCTTTTTCGCCACCGCCCCAGATAGCAGCATCCCCTGGTCTTGCTTCCCTTGGCGCTTCGGGGATCGGGGTTTTCTGGAGCTTGTCTTTGTTGCCACGCTTGCGGGTTGCGTACTTTTCGGCTTCTGCGTAGTCTTTTTCTTTGAACTTGTTTTTACGGGTGAGGTATCCGCCTTGGTTTTCACCTTCTCTGGTGCTTTTAATGTCGGACATATCAAACTCGATTGCAAGTTGCTTTGTTGACTTGTCAGTGAACTTGGTCTTTGCTGAGATAAGCCCAGGAGCTTGCAAAAATACTTGTAAAACTTCTTCATTGCATCCTTTCATTGGGCATTTAGCTGCCCTAGATTCAAAATAGCCATGAGTGGCACAGTGGTAGTCATGTAATACAGCCATAAATCAATTCCCCTTCAATTGCTCGTCAAGTGTAAGCTCAGAATAATCATATCTTGGCTTAATACCCAAGTTAATCTTAATCTCTCCGTTAACCAGTGTCAACTTGTTCGTTTTCTGTAATACAGGCTTAGATTCCTTGCGATATTGCACAAAACGGGTGTTATCACGGTTCTGCATGATTGCTACCTCGCCCGAAACCCACTCTTGGTAGGCTTTTGACACCCTACGCTGGACAAATTCAGTCATTGGTTCGCTTTCATTGATAAAAACATCCCGTATATGGCTTTGGGATATACCAGCTAGGTCTGCAAAAAGGGCAATAGAAATACCCCTGTCCTTATCGTTGAGAAAGCGTTTAATGATTCTGCGTAGCTCAGACCTACTGTGGATTGCCAGAGGAGTTGCCATAAACACCAATTCTCTTCAAATAATCACTCACATTACGCCCAACAGTGAGCTGTTCAGGGGTAAAGTCATCCTGTACACGGGATACCCTTTTCGTTAGCTTCTGGGATATTAGCCTTGGCTGGACTTGTTCAGCATACGCAGCGCACGCAAGGGCAGTAGCAATTACCCTGTCATCCTTATTGCGCCCTGATGCCTCAATTGATGACCCGTCACGAATGGTTGTTTTCATCTCTTCAATGGTATCCATGTCATAAATATCCATCATGCCACGCTCAAAATAGTCTTTCATGTAGGTCAGCATCCGCTCCTTAGTTGCTGAAGTAGTTAGCCATCCAATTGAGTTGGACATTCCGCCTAGCGTATCGTTCCTACGCCAGATGTAGTTCTGCATATTGCCGTACACATCCATGAGGTCTTTACCAAGAGCAGTACCCATCGCAGACGCTTGGCGCTTGAGGTTACGCATTTCATTGATGACAGCTTGTCCTGGACCATTGACTTCAAGGTTAAGTGTGGAGTTTTTATACGCACCCGCTAGGTGACAAATCACCCAAGCGAATTGGTAAGTATTCATTTCGGAGGTGGCAAAAGAAGCAACTTGCTCAAGCCCATCGGCATATACCCGAAATACTTGAATACAAAACCTGTCAGCCCAATCGCTACTTCCGTAAGCAGGATCAGCGCCAATAACATAGTAAGCGGTATCAACGGGTTCTTCCCAAACTTTGAGTGTAGCCAATCGTTCAGTAGAT